CAGGATAAGAAGCATTTACATCAGCTTCAATCTGACTAATCACTACAGGCATTTCACGACCAGTAGGATTAAATGACATCTTAGTAAAGTTATTTGACTTAGTTGTGCTAAATCTCTCCAGACCATTAAAAGACATACCTTGCGTACTTGCAACGTATTTAATAGGCATCTCTATTTTACTACCCTTCCAAGCTTTCTGTTGTCCTAAGAAGAACAAAGTAGCAGGTGAAAAGTTTAAGATTGTATCTACTGTTTTAGCAACCAGGTTCTCCATCGTGCTTGTATTGACGGAAGAATTTGCAGAAAAATCCATTTCTTTATTTTAAACTTTTGTAACTTACCTCTTTTTAGGAGTTCTACGCTTTGGAGTGCTGGTGTTATAGATTAAACCAATCCATTCGTTTAATCTTTTCGTAATCAACACCACCTTGCTCTTCGGTAGAATTTTTAGAAGATGTACCGACTTTTGAACCAGCTTCCTGTTGAACTTTCTTTTCAACAAGTACTTTTTTGCCCTCCTCCCGAGCTTGTTGGACCTCCATCCATCTATCAGCAGCTTTTAATAAATCCATTTCACCCTTAGCAACTGCGTATTTTAGCAAAGCATCTTCATCTTCTTTGGATTTCACAATTCCTTGTGCTTTTAAAGAATCCAATGTATTTGCTATATACTCATTTGATTGTTGTTTTATCTTTTCTGCTGTTTCTACTTGCTCGTGAAGAATGGCTTTAAGTTTGCCAACAGTTACATATTCATCATCACCTTCTTTAGCTCCACTTTGCTGATTAGCATTTTCTGCTATCTCATCAAACCTATCATTGAGTTTAGCTAATGCTTGTGCATTTAGCGTATAACCCTTTTGTAAACCAGCAACGAGCTCTTCCAGTTTGGGCGAATTTGCTTCTGTCTTGGTATCATTAGTAGCTTCTTCGGATTGTTCGTTAGATTGTTCGTCAGTATTGACACCATCTACGACTTGATCATCTTTTGTATCCTCCATAATTTATTTAAATTTATTTTATTATTTTACCGACCACCTCTCTAATCTATGTTAACTTACCTCTTTAGGTTAACATAACTCTATACTTTTTTAATCCTATCCTTCATTGCAGTCTCAACGGCTTTCTTTGGCAGGTTTTTAGGTATACCATTTTGGAATGGCATATTATTTAGATTGATTTACTATTTCCTTAGCCTTACCCAACATTACTTCTTGTTGATCTGGTGCTAATTGTTTAAAGGCATCACTTTGTAAAATCTGTTGTAATCTAATCATTTGCTCATCCGTAGCTTTATCCTCAGGTTTCTCGGTTGGTTGACCCTGTGGAGTGCCTTGTGCTGCTCCAGGTTGCCCTACGATAGGCATTTGAGGTTGAGGTGGCACTATCTTACCTGTCGCCAATAACCACGCATATAAGTCATCTTTTCTTTGGGAAATATTAGAATATCCCATCTCTTCAAATAATGTCCCTGGATCTATAAATCCTGTCTTGGTAAGTTCTAAAGCATTTCTGGCTTGGCTCACTTCATCGGTAGGCAAGGTAGTTCCTTTCTTAACCATTATCTGTACTTCAGAAGGAATCCTAACTGGGTCTAATTCAACACTCTGTTCGCCATCAGATAGAGTAACTTCTCCTATTGAGAAAACTTTAATCATCTGGAGATAAGAATTATACCATTCCTCTATCATTTGCTCAATGTTTCTGGAAATCATATCCAATCTTCCATAATCGGATTGAACTAATAATTGAGAACGACCATAAGTCTCGTTAGATTCCCTTTCTCCTCTGGAAGTAGAATGAATACCAATTATATTATCTATCTCGGATAATAAATGAGATAGATTATTAAACATTGAAACGTCACCTGAACCAGCTTGAACTTGATTGATGGAACTGGCAGGAGCATTCCTATCTAAGTAAACTAATAAATCTCCTGTTTTATCTACAAGTTTTTGTGATCTTTCCTCGCTCATTGCTAATCCAGAAATAATCCATACTCTCTTTCTTCCTTCATTTAAATCAAGGAGCTGTCTTTCTAATTGATTAGCTCCCACCTGTAATGAAGTGGCTTCTTCAATTAAGGAAGTATCATCATATAAACCAGTATTATCCCCTAAGTTAAATACATTTAAAATAATGTAAGGAAACTTGGGACTATCAAAGATATTATTCTCAGTATTTTTATAATCAAAATTAGGATTCTTGCTCTTACCAAGAATAATATTATTTATCTTCCAGCAAACCCATTCCCCGTTACCACCCCAGAATTCTGTATAAGTTAATTTAGTTCTTAAATTATCTCCTTCTCCTACGAGTTGTTCTATTTCCTTTTTTTTATCAGGAAACTTCTGAATAAGATGCTCTACTGTATCTTTTAAATATTCAAATATAAATTCGCTATCATTTATACAGGTAGCAGTTTTATCCATTCCTAAATGCTTAGCCAGTACAGGTTCAACTATATAGCCATTTCTAGTATCCCACCTATACTTTAAAATACCAATTCTAAAAAGAGACCAATGTCTAATAATGGTCTGCAATTTTTGTTGCATTTTATAAGTAACCTCGTAAGCTATCTCTAACGCTTTCTTTATTATTTCTTTTGTTCCGTTATCAGGAACATTTAAAATTGTAGGTTCAGGTCTATTCGCACTAAGAATTGGAATAGCAGTTTCTATATCAGTAAATATTCTATTACTTACTACTTTAGATTTTGCTGGGTGAATAGTTGCAAGATTTTCATCGGTACCTAATTCCCAAAAGAGTTTATTCTTTCTTCCTATTTTATCTATCTCTTCCTTTAAATCTTTACTATCATCAATCGCAGCATCAATGGCTCTAATAAGATCTTCATCTTTTGCTTTGTATTGTAAATTCTCTCTGTAGGAAGCGACTGTATCTTCTAAATAACTATCCTCCATAAATTAAATATTTAGTTTTGCCGAATCCTCTGCTAACTTTTGCACATCTGGAGCTATACCAGAATACCCCTCTTTATTAATGCTATAACTCTTAATATCTGTTTCACCTATTTGGGCTTTTTCTAACGCTAATCTAAAATAAATTGTAGCGTGAACTAAGTGGTCTTCCCCATTAGTTTCCCAAACATCTCTTTCTGCTCCCATTATATCATCCTCTGTTATTTTATACAAGGATTTCCAATGTTCAATGTATTTTTCCAAATCTTCTGGCTCCATTTGGAATCTTATCTTGCGATTTATCAGTTCATCTATCAACATTTGAATCATCTTGGTCCTGTCCGAGTATACAGTCCTTGTTTCGTTATCCCAGCTAATAAAATCAGCTTTTTTAATCTCTTTCTTATAATAACTTAACCATACTATACCTGGATATTTATCTCTTAGCTTTCTTGGTTCGGTTAAATCTGGTAGAGCATCAAAGACAGCGGTCTTAATATCATAAGTCTTTATTAAATTCTCTATCTCTTCCCATTTATCTGCAATCCCCACCTTAAATATTCCCTGTGCATTACCCAGTACCCAATGTTTCTTTAATCCACTATCTACTCCGAGTACATTATTTTGTAATAAATTAGGTTTAGAATAATCTATTGCACTAAGAATAATTTGTTTATCTATAACTGCATCAGAACCTACATAAGGTAATCCTAAAACAAAGTTATAAAAGTATTGTTTAGTTTTTGTTTCATATTCTCTTTGGATTTGCTCGGCAGTTATCCACGGACACATTAAATGAGAAATCCAGTAACCAGCAATATCGCTTTCTCTTTTCTTAACCCATTGCCCATTACATCTATCTTCGTTAGATAAAACTCTACCACATTTCTGACACACATACTTATTATCTTTTATATTCTTAAAGAAATCTAAGTACTGCCATTCATTGCAATGAGAACATTTTATAAACCAATGTTTCTGATTACTCTTATCCCATAACTTCTGAGAGATTGTAAAAGGATTAGTAGGATTTGAGAAATACCATTGACCTTTATATTGAGATGCTTGTAAACGAGATTCATATTGTTCCAAAATTACTTGATCAGAACGGTCACTTTCGTCCATAGCCAAGATATCTGCAGAGAACATTGTGCCTACTGCTGAATCTGTTTTCTGTGCCTTACTGGAGAATGTTCCACGATAATAAATAAAGCCCTTACCTATTTTCTTTTGTAGAATAGAATCCTTATCCCTCGTAAGGTCTTCTAAGATTGGATTATTACCTAATAGCGGATTTACTTTAGATGATACGAACTGATTTACATCTCCGAATGTAGGTAGGGTGTAGATTATATTAAAGTTCTTATACCTAGCAGCATTAACTGTTTTTAGAATAGCACAAGTAGAGAAACCTATCTGTGCCGCTTTTCTTATAACTTGGATAGGAGTCCAATCATCATAGATTTCTTTAAGGAACTTATGATTCTTAAATTCCAATCTATCTCCTCTTTCATTAACTAATTTATTATCTATTACCCAAAGAAGTGGTGATTCTGTCCACATTGCAGTATTTAATTCTTGGGGAGATAAATTCATAGTTTGCTTAGGGCTGGTGTCAAATATTTTTAATTAGTTAATAATAGTTCCCAATAAATTACCAACCCTTTACTCTCTGCCTATCGGCAAATTTCTCCCTTTGATATCTTTCTTCTTCATCAGCTTGTTCTTGTCCTTTTATTCTATCTGCATCTTCTTTATCCTTTCTTTGTTTAGCAGCATAAACTCTATCAAATAACTCGTTCTTTCTGCCTTCCCTATCGTAAGGTTGTTGCATATCAGCAAATTCTTCATCGCTTATACTTCTATGGGATTGCTCCATTGCCTTATACCTCTCTTCTTCCCAACTTTTCATATTTAAAGATTTAAGTTTTTTCTTATTTCTTCCTCATTTATTTCTTCGCCTGTTTTAGGTGGTATCCATTCTACCATCTTACTATCAACCTTAACTACCTTTCTGGCAACTTCCTGCTTAGTCTCTTTGGGTAGAGATTTATAAACCAAGTATGCTATAAGGCAATTACTTAGTAACAATAGCAGGAGGATAGGAATCATCTTTATCCTTTAAAATAACTACACTAATACTGGGAGCAAAATCTCTCTTATATTTAAGAGCAATTTCTTTATACTCCTTCAAAAAACCTTCTGTTTGCTCTTTCTCAAAATCATCTACCTTTGGCTCTATATTTGTTTCTTTCTCCATAATATAAATTCATTTAATAACTTTTTATTATCTTCTCCAATATCAACCCCTTGGAGATTACTTAACCCACCACTCATCTTTAACTCTTGTGGAGGCATACCGTCTATGTAAGACCACACAGTCTTCTGCATAGTTGAATCACCCTCTACAATAGCTTTCTTTAAGATAGATTTAATTAACGCTTCTGCATAGGTTGCCTTATTGCCCTCTGGTGCCTCGTCTAACATTGCCTTTACCATTGCTGTGATAGAAAGACTGCCCTTTGGCTTACCCTCAGGGTGACCACTTACTCCTGGCAAGAAATGTCCTTTTGAATCCCTCTTTAGTCCAGTATTTTCAGGGTTTTCTATATCTTCTTCCATATTTTATATTTACTTATTCTTATACCCATTTAAACTTCTCTCCGTTTCTAA